AGATACTCCACTTGGTACACCTAGTCAATGGGTTATAGATTTAAGGGCTTCTGCACGATATTTAGGTGCGTTATTAGTAATAGGTGTAGGTATTTCTACACTATACATTCCAGTAGATAAAACAATTCAAGCACTAGCATTAGAAGCATCTAACATTGCATTTGGTTTCTTATTTGGTAGTCGCATCATTGCTGCATTTAAAAAGTAAATGACTTTTAAACTATCACAACAATCATTAGATAAACTTAATGGTGTAAATGATGATTTAATTGCTGTAGTTAAACGTGCAATTGAACTCACTGAAATTGATTTTGGAGTTACAGAAGGATTGCGTTCTGCTGAACGTCAAGAACAACTTGTAGCAGAAGGCAAATCACAAACTTTAAAAAGTAAACATCTTATTGGATGTGCTGTAGATGTTGTTGCTTACGTAGATGGTAAAGTAAGTTGGGATAAAGAACATTACATCACCATTTCTAAAGCATTTAAAGAAGCGGCAAAAGAACTAAATGTTTCTATTCGTTGGGGAGGAGACTTTAAAAGTTTTTTTGATGGGCCACATTTTGAACTTATGTGAGGAATATTATGCCACTTAAAAAAGGTAGTAGTCAAAAAGTAATTAGTGCTAACATTAAACGAGAAATGAAGCATGGCAAACCTCAAAAACAAGCAATTGCCATTGCTCTATCTGAAGCAAGAAAATATAAGAAAAAGAAAAAATGAAGCTGGCGTATGTCATTTGGGAAGATGCTTCCGAACTTGACGTAACACCTTGGAGTGAACATGAAGAAGATTTCATCTACATTCCTGTTCTATGTAAGCAAGTAGGTTTTATTTTATATGATGGGCCAGAAGGCATTGTACTAACAGAAGGGGTTCTTGATGATGGTACAGTTGCTAGGCGTAACCAAATACCTAGAGGTATGATTAGGAGTGTACAATGGTTGACCGAACCAAGTTTCTCGATGGAAGTGGAAAGCGAGTAATATTACAGCTTTTTAAAGAGTTTGCTAGATGTGACGTAAAGTTCCGTCCAGTGTACACTTTACAAGAGTGGAAAGAAGTGTTTTTAGATTTACGTGATCCATCTGAGTATAGTGCTGCTATGGCACTCCTTGGCGATTGGGAACATTGGCTAGAAGTACGTAATCATCCTATGATTAAACAACACGTAGATAAATGGCAAGCAGAACTTGAAGTGAAGTTACGTAGCGAGGCAATTCAACAAATGAAAGTACATGCTAAACAACCCGGAGGTACGGCTGCTGCTAAATGGTTGGCTGATAAAGGATATGCTCAGGAAGGGGCTAAAAAGCCTGTAGGACGGCCTAAAAAGGAGGAGGATATACCTACCCCTAACACCGCTAGAATTGCTGGTGATATGGCTCGTTTAGGCATCATTGTTGGAGGTAAAAAATAATGCCTTATATGACGAATGGAAAGCGTGATTATAAAAAACAACAAGCCTATGATGGGAAACCATCAGTTAAAAAAGATAGGGCTGCACGTAATAAAGCACGTAGAGAAATGGAACGTGAAGGTAAAGTTAGCAAAGGTGATGGTAAAGAAGTAGATCATAAGAAACCACTTAGTAAAGGTGGTTCTACTTCACGTAGTAATTTACGTGTTCGTTCTGCATCTTCTAATAGAAGTTTTGCACGTACTAAAAATGGGAGTATGAAATGACTAAAGATAGTCGTTTAGAACGTGCTGGTGTTAGTGGATATAATAAACCTAAACGTACTCCTAGTCATCCTACAAAGTCACACGTAGTTGTTGCTAAGGAAGGTGATAAAGTTAAAACTATTCGGTTTGGACAACAAGGTGTATCTGGTGCAGGAGCACATCCTAAAACAGCATCTGAGAAAGCACGACAGCATAGTTTTAAAGCAAGACATGCTAAGAACATTGCTAAAGGGAAGATGAGTGCTGCATATTGGGCTGATAAGGTTAAGTGGTAATGACTGAAAAAGAACTAGTAAAGCAAGCGGCTGAGGCAGACCTCCTCACGTTTATTCGTCTAGTAGCACCTCATCGTATGTTAGGTGCTGTCCATGAAGAATTGTGTATGTGGTGGCAACGAGAAGATGCTAAAGACAATCAACTTGTCCTCCTTCCTCGTGACCATCAAAAGAGTGCTATGATTGCATATAGGGTAGCTTGGTGGATTACTAAACACCCTGAAACAACTATTTTATACGTATCTGCAACTGCTAACTTAGCTGAGAAACAGCTTAAAGCAGTTAAAGATATTTTGCTATCAGACATCTATCGTTTTTATTGGCCTGAAATGGTTAATGAACTTGAAGGGAAACGTGAACGATGGGCTGTTGATGAGATTAGTGTAGACCATCCTAAACGTAAAGCAGAAGGTGTGCGTGATGCAACTATTAAAGCTGCTGGTATCACTGCTAACGTAACTGGCTTACATTGTCAAGTTGCTGTACTAGACGATGTGGTTGTACCAGATAATGCATATACGCAACTAGGACGAGATCAAGTAAGAGCGTTTTATTCTCAACTATCTTCTATTGAATCTACAGGTGCAAAAGAATGGGCTGTAGGTACACGTTATCATCCCGGTGATTTGTATAAAGACATGATGGAGATGAGTGAAACATATTGGGAAGATGATGTAGAAGAAGAAGTTGAAAATGAAGTGTATGAAGTGTTTGAGCGAGTTGTAGAAACTAATGGTGAGTTTTTGTGGCCTAAACAACGACGCACTGATGGTAAGACATTTGGATTTGATGCAAAAGAATTAGCACGTAAGAAGGCTAAATATTTAGATATTACTCAGTTTTATGCACAATATTATAATAATCCTAACGCAGTAGAAACTCAACTTATTGATAGAAGTAGGTTTAGTTATTACGATAAAAGTAAGTTAGAAAATTTTAGTGGTGCATGGTATATTAACGATAAACTATTACAAGTATATGCAGCAATGGACTTTGCTTATTCTGTTAATAATAATGCTGACTATACAGTTATTATTGTTGTAGGCGTAGATGAAGATAATAACTATTATGTTTTAGATATTGATAGATTTAAAACAAATAAAATTAGTGTTATGTATGATAAGGCAGAAAATGTCTACAGAAAATGGAAGTTTAAAAAGTTACGTTGTGAAGTAGTAGCTGCTCAAAGACTTATTGTACAACAGTTTAAAGATTATATGCGTAGTCAAAACATTATGTTTACTATTGAAGAATATAATCCTCCACGAAACATGAGTAAGGCAGAACGTATTGCAGCAATATTAGAACCACGTTACAATAATAATCAAATATATCACTATAAAGGTGGTAATTGTCAAACACTAGAAGAAGAACTTATGATGAATAATCCAGAGCATGATGATGTGAAGGATGCATTATCTTCTTGTATTGAAATATGTAAAGCCCCTATATACAGGCATAATTGGGGACGGAAAACAAATATAATTCCATTCAATAATAAATTTGGTGGGGTAGCTTACTAAGAGGAAAATATGAACGAAAATATTCAGACTAGTTTTCAAGATGATCAATTAGCAGTTACAATATCTGACTTATGGGTTAGATGGGATAATGCTCGTGCTGTTTGGAAAGATGAGCAACAAGAGTTACGTAATTATTTATTTGCTACAGATACTCGTAAATCTAGTAATAGTAAACTACCTTGGAAAAACTCCACAGTTACACCCAAACTTACCCAAATACGTGATAATTTACATGCCAATTATATGGCTGCATTATTTCCATCTGAGAATTGGTTCTTTTGGGAAGCTACAGATAAGAATAAAGAATTAACAAAGAAGCGATATGCTATTGTTAATTATATGAAACAAAAACTAAAATCAAGTAACTTTCAACTTTTAGTATCTCAATTAATATATGACTATATTGATTTTGGTAATGTTGTAGTAACTTATGATTATGTACGAGATATTATCTCTGATGACACTGGTAATATAGTTAATAAGTATGTAGGGCCAAAAGCCTATCGTATTAATCCATTAGATTTAGTATTTAACCCATTAGCAGAAACATTCGATAAAACACCCGTGATTAGACGCATGGTTAAATCTATTGGTGATTTATTAACTGACATTGAAACAAAACCTTCATTAAATTATAATAAGGGAGTTGTAGATAAGGCGCTAACATTTAGACAAAACTATAGGGATGACCCTGAGTTTAAGAAAGAAATTAATCTTTCTATTGATGGGTTTGGTAGTGCTGAAGAGTATTTAACTAGTGATATGGTGGAGTTATTGGAATTTTGGGGAGATGTATATGATCCATCTACCAAGAAACTTTTACGTAATCAACTAGTAACCATCATTGATAGGAAGTGGATTTTACGTAAACAACCTAATCCATTGTGGACAGGTAACAAACCTATGTACCATTGTGGTTGGAGATTACGTCCAGATAACCTATGGTCGCAAGGCCCACTAGATCAACTAGTAGGTATGCAATATCGTATTGACCATTTAGAAAATCTTAAAGCAGACGTATTTGACCTCATTGCATATCCAGTTATGAAGGTTAAAGGGAACACTGTAGAAGAATTTGAATATGAACCCGGAGCAACAGTGTTTGTTGGCGATGAGGGTGATTTAGAATTCTTACGTCCTGATGCTACAGCATTGCAAGCTGACATGCAAATTAACGAGTTGATGAATAGGATGGAAGAACTTGCTGGTGCTCCTAGACAAGCTATGGGTATTCGTACTCCCGGTGAAAAAACAAAATATGAAGTACAAACACTAGAGAATGCTGCTGGTCGTATTTTCCAATCTAAAGTTAGCTGGTTTGAACGTAACATTCTAGAACCTTTATTAAATGGTATGTTAGCTGAATCTATCCGTAATTTTGAGGGGATTGAGCGTATTCGTACTATAGATGAGGATTATGGTACAGAAAGTTTCATTGAAGTCACCAAGGACGATTTAATGGCTGCTGGCAAGATATATCCTATTGGTGCTCGTCACTTTGCTGACCAAGCTAGGTTTGTACAAGAATTAGCACAGACAGTAAGGACGGTACAAGCAATTCCAACAGTGGCTGCACACATCTCTGGTAAGGCTATTGCCAAGGCATTAGAGGAGAATCTAGGCTGGCAAAATTATAAGATTGTGTCTGACAATGCTATGATTTTTGAACAAGCTGAGACACAACGACTAATGAACCAAGTCTCTGAAGACATTCAAACTGAAGCTGCTATTAGTCCTGAAGGAACTGTACCACCGCAAGGTGCTTGACAAATAAGTAAAAATAGTGTATTATTATAAATAATATATTAACTATATAATGTTATATGAATAAATTATTATTAAATAATAAACCTATAGATACTACTAATGAAGAATTTATAAAGTTATGGAATAATAGTGGTTATACATTACAAGCTATGTATAAAACATTATTAACATTAAAAGAGGAAATTAATAGTATAAAGAAAGATGACTTTGATTGTCCCAATCATTACGCTAAATTAGCGTTCAATTTGGGTCAAATTAAAAACATTGATTACATTATATCATTACTTCCAAATTCTGCTAAAGAGTGACCTTTTTAAAAAACAACACTCTAAAGCTACATTTTAGGAGAAATGCATGACCGATGCTACAATTTTTAGTGGAAATGATGACAACAGTTCTGCTACATCTGCAACAGCGACAACTGAAGCACCCCTTTTCAACGCATTAGTTGGAGAGACACAAAAATATAAGACAGCCGATGATTTGGCTAAAGCATACAATAATGCTGACCAGTTTATTGAAACCTTGAAAGAGGAAAACCGTAAACTACGTGAGCAAGTAGCTTCAGCTAAAACCATTGATGATGTTCTTGAGCGTATGTCTAGACAAGAAGTAACACCAGAGGAAGACACTCCTTCTGCACAGGGTATTACCCCTGATGTCGTGCAACAGCTTGTAGAGAAGACGTTGGAAGGTCGTAAACAGCAAGAGTATAAAACAAACAATCTTTTAAAAGCAGATGCTTTGATGAAAGAAAAGTTTGGTGATAGGGCCACAGATGTTTTTAAACAACGTGCCTCTAGTCCTGAAAAACAACGTATTTTGATGGAACTTGCTGCTACTGATCCAAATGAATTTGTAGCTTTGTTTGCAGGTAGTGCACAAGCACCTTCTAATAACATGGATACAAGTTCTTTTAATACTACTTCTGTAGCTTCTAATGGAGGTGATCGTAGTAGGGTAGAGGGAACAAAAGAGTGGGCTGCTAAAGTCCGCAAAGATGATCCTCAAACTTACTGGTCACAAGAATTCCAATATAAGTTACAACAAACTGTTTCTAAAAACCCTTCCCTATATTTTGGGAATTAAGGAGAATTAAATGGCTGGTATGGACTATTCAAAAGTTAATGACCATCTAGTTCGCACAGAACTCTGGTCATCTGAACTAAAAGACATCCTTCAGGAACAACTAATGGGCACGAAATATGTTCGTATGCTCAATGGTTTCCCTGATGGTAATCAATTCACCATCCCCTCAGTTGGTGAACTCCCAATGCGTGAAGTTGCTGAAAACACCCCAGTTACATATGATACTATGGACACTGGTGAGTTTACATTCTCAATTGATCGTTATGTTGAAGCTGCTACTTTCATCACTGACAAAGCTAAACAGGATAGTTTCTATTCTCAACAGCTTATCGGTATGTTCCCATCAAAGATGCGTCGTGCTCTAGATGAGAACCTAGAAAGTTCTGTAATGTCTTTGGCTAACACTCAAACTGTTAATGATGCCAATTCCATCAACGGTGCTTCACATCGTTTCGTAGCTTCTGGTAACACTAACACTACTCTAGCACTAGATGACTTTGCTAAAGCTAAATATGCTCTAGACAAAGCACAAGCTGGTGGTATGCGTGTTGCTATCATTGATCCATCACAAGAGTATGTTTTCAATACTCTAGTTGGTGCTCAAGCATTCATTAACAACCCACAGTTCCAAGGCATTGTAAATGGTGGTTTCGTTAATGAAGTAACTGGTATGCGTTTTATTCGTAACATTTTTGGCTTCGATGTTTATGTATCCAACTTCCTAGGAACTCCTACTGATACTTCTATCAGTGCTGTTTCTGTTCCCGCAAGCCCAGTAACAAACATCTTCATGTCTGTTGGTGGCGATCTAACTCCTTTCGTAGGTGCTTATCGTCAGATGCCTCGTGTTGAATACGAGCGCAACAAAGATATGCGTCGTGATGAGTATGTTATGAATGCTCGATTTGGACTAAAGCTATATCGCCCAGAATGCTTGGTAAGCGTTATTTCTAAGTCTACAATCTAATCATTGAAAGGAAAATAACATGACTCGCAAATCTACTTGGACTAACGCAGACGGACTAGTTGTAGGCTTTGGCCCCAACTCTCCTGAGCGTAATGAAGCCGGGGTACTTGAAACTGATGGTGTAGTTAAAGAAGCTCGCCTAGCTATCACTTATCAATCATCTAGCGCAAATGTTGCTCTACCTGCTGGTAGCGTGGTGCTTGACGTTGTGATGAAAGTTGGTACAGCTTGGGCTGGTGGTACTGATGTTCAGATTGGTGATGGTACTGATCCTGATGGCTGGATTTCAGCTACTCAAGGTGCTGTTGCTAACCTAACTG